CAGCTCCGAGTTGAAGATGTCCGCGTTGATGAACGAGATCGCCGTCGTGGCGATCGCCGTGGACTGCGGCTCCTTCACCGCGTACCCGTCCGCCGTCTCGATGGGCACGTTCACGCCGGCGACGCCGAGCGGGATCGTCACCTGATCGAACAGGGACGGCAGCGCCGAGTCGACCGAGTAGAAGTCGATCGCCGTTCTGGACACGGCCGTCGGAGCCCACTCCGCCAGCGACGTGGTGGTCGTCGAGTCCCAGAACGACCCGGCATCCTTCTGGCGGAAGATCGCGTCGAGTTCGCTCTTCTCCTCGATCCCCTCCCACGCATCCTTGGGGACGTGGCGGAAGTCGATCGGGGTTCCCGCGTTCACGGCCCGCGACTTCACGAGCCGCACCGCCATGCGCTTCAACGCCCGATCGTTGAGCTCGTGGATGTCCTCGATGTCCCGGTCGCCGCGCGCCTTCATCTGGACCAGGTCAGACGGCGTGCGGACCTTGGCCGCGGGGCCTTCCGGCCGGTTCACCGGACGCAGCTTCGACTGCTCCTTGGCGATCTCCTTCTGGATCTCGCCGAGGCGCTCCAGCTTCGTGCCGACGTCATCGCCGCACTTGGCGAGTTCCGTGATCGCTGCCGACAGCACCTTCATTCGGTCGTTAGGCGCGTACTCTTCCGCCGGCGTGGGCTTGGCCTTCGGCACCTCCGCCGGGCGGGCTTCGTCACTCATCTCAACACTCCCCTCCGTCTCCCGACGGTGGTTGTGGGGCTAGGGCGGCGCTTCCCAGCGCGACCGTTGCCCCGGGGGTCACTCGCTCACGGCTGCCGCCGCGCTCGCGAGAGCACTACCGATGCGCGCCGCCCCGGCCTCGATCGCGTCGAGCGCCGGACCGAGGTCCGCATCGTCGTCCTTCTCCGTCGCCGCAGGAGGCGGCTCCGGGTCGGGACGCTCCGCCGGCGTCTCCGGCGCAGCTCGCAGGCGGACGACCTCTCCATCCCGCCAAGCCTTCGCGGCCTCCACGAACGTGTAGGGATTCGCCGGGATCGGCACCAGCGACGCCTCGATCAGCTCCAGGTCCGTGATGCGAAGGACGTCGAGATCGTCGTCCCAGTCGCGGTTGCGCACGTAGAACCCGACGGAAGCGTGGGCGAGCACGCCGTCCAGCACGAGGCGCTGAATGTCGGGGCGTGCGGACGAGATGAAGCCGGACAGCACGAGGCCGGCGGCGGTGATCTTCTGCTCGGGCCACAGGCCAACGGGCTGCGCCATGTCGTGGTACGCGAGCATCTGCGGGTTCAGCGCGAACGACTGGAGCGAGGACGCGAACGCGCCCACTTCCACGATCTCGTTCTGGAGGTCGATGTCCGGGGTGGACGCGAGCGACGTGACGTGGAGGCGACCCTCGTCGTCGAGCGCCTTGAGGCGCGGGGTGTCGCTGCGCAGCTCCAGCGAGAGCTGCTTGGCGTTCAGCATGTCGGACAGCATGTCGGACGTGTCTGCGTCGTCTGCCCACCTGGGCCGAATCAGGAGCTTCGCGCTCATCCGGATCAGTCGCTCGTGGTACTTCATCGGCCCTTCCCCCCCCCACCCCTAGATCACCGGAATCGTCGTGCACCGGCAGTTGATGTTCTCTTTTGCCGTGCTCATCTGCCCCGGAAACGGCCCCGTCGCGTCGCCCACGCGGAACACCCCGCCGATCGTCGGGACGGCCTGCCTGTCCGCCAAGCGGTGCGTCGTGCGCACGTCCGAGTCCCGCGCCGACAGCCACTCCTTTTGCTCGATGCCAGCCTCCACCATCCCTGCGTCGGACCCGGCGTTGTAGAGCCCCGCCGTCTCGGTGCGCGCGATCCGCATCGACCACGTACTGGACCCGTTCGAGAACATCTCGCGCAGCGCGCGGGAGAGCTCCTCGACGGTCTGGCCGTTTTCCGCGGAGCGTTGCACCGCCGCACGGACCTCGGACTGCCGGCTCTGGAGGATGGTCCGGATCTGCGTCGCGAGGCGGTTCTCGACGAACTCGACGACCTCCGGGCGCGACGTATCGAACGGCACGAACATTCCCGCGATCTCCTGCAGGACGTCCTCCGCTCCGGTCTGTAGGGTGCGCGTCGCAAGGTCCATCGTCGCCGCCGTCCACTTCGGCGCGGCGGCGCGCTCGTCGATCCACTCCTCGCCCACCCACGAGATCGGCACTTGGTCGCCGGGTGCCTTGCGCGCGAGACCCACGACGGTACCGGCGGCGGAGAGCCGTTCCAGCGTGTCCGCCACCTCGCCGTGCATCGCCTGAAACAGAGGGCGTACGGTGCGCGCCCACGCGCGTTCGATCGTCTGGGTGCGGCGGACAAACGCCTTCCACCTCTGCGCGCGCGCCTCGCCCTTGTCGGAGATCGCGCGAGCCGCCATGACGGCCTTGTAGTGCGAGTCGGCATCATCGGCGGACAGGCCGAACGCCCCAAGGTCTCCGAACGGACTGGCCGGAGCGGTCGGCGCGTCGCCCCACTCGACCGGCTCACCGAACTCCCGGGACGCGCGAACCTCGTTGATCGTCCGGATGTTCGCCTTCACGTACCCGGCATCCTGCGTCATCTGCGCGGCCCGGTCCGGCTGCATCGCCTCCACCGCCGAGTAGTCCGGCGCGAAGTAGACGCGGCCACCGTCGTGCGACTGCACGAGCGGCGACGAGTTCAGCGTGTCCAGGACGAGCGTCACGAGCGGGATCACGGCCTCGTGGTAGAACATCTGCTGCTGCTGCCGCGAGTTGGCCCAGGTAGTTCCGTCGGGGCTCGCAAGCTGGAACGGCGGCACCTTGTAGACCGCCATGATGGCCTGCTTCGTGTAGTCCAGGAACTCCAGCACGGCCGGGGAGATCATGGAGTCGCCGAGAGGCGTGACCTGGAACTCGTCGCCCCAGAGCAGCATCCACTTCCCGACGGCCGCGGAGCCGCCGTACTTGTCGCTGAACTGCTCCGTGAACCGCGTTACGTCCTCGGGGCTGGGGCGGTCCTTGCGGGTCAGAATGCCGCCGGGGCGCGCGCCCTTCGTCAGGTAGGTCCGGATCGACCGGAGCAGGTGCCACTCGATCGAGAGCGTCGTCTCCAGCGTCTTGAGCGGGGACAGGCCGCGCCAGGGGTCGGTGGGGTGGGGCCGCTTGATCTGGGCGACTCGCTCGGTCGGGATGCGGATGGTGCCGCCGGACCCGGTGTAGACCCACTCGGCGATCGGCAGCTCTTCCGGCCCTCGCCGTGCCGCGCGGTTCGGGACCGGTGCCATGCGATCGGTCCGCATGATCCACAGCTCGTCGCGGCCGGCCACGAGGCGACCGCCGAGGCCGCGGTCCGAGTCCGTCGCGATGATCCCCTCGCCCGTGTACCCCATCTGCTGCGCAATGCCGAACTTGAAGGCGAACGCGCCCTGCTCGGGGTTCGGGTCGTCGATCAGGTCGAGGAGCGGGTGGGAGGTGACCTCCTCGGCCCCGTCCGGCATGGAGCGCATGAGCTTCCAGGGGACGGCCGCAAAGGCGTTGGCGACCGCGTCCACGCACGCGGTGACGGTCGCGAACTGGCCGGGGGCCGCGAGGTAGGCCGCGAAGTTCTGGCCCCGCGGATCAGCGCCGCCGCCTATCGAGGTGGTGGCCTCCGCGACGAACGAAGGCAGCGCGGGGTTCGACTTTGCGGCCAGGTCGGCGGCCTCGGCCGCTGTGTACAGTCCGACCCCGCGCCGGAGTGCCCCGAAGATCCCCATCCCCGCCCTTTTCCCCGCTGCCGTCACGGCAGTGGACCGCCCCCAACACCACGCTAGGCGAATTAGCGCCAGCCTGTCAAGTGGGACTCCGGGGCCATGTTCCCGGCTCGGGCTTGACGGCTGCTAGACCCTAGAGCTGCTCCATCCGCACGTCGTCGATGCAGACCGTCGTGTCGTCGTCCGTCACGTTCGCCGTGATCCCGACCTGGACCCGGTCGTAGTACACGTCGGCCGCGAGCCGGAAGTCCGGATTGCCGAGGAAGTCGCCCATGATCGCGGCGTTCGGCATCGTGACGATCCCGGTCTCCGCCAGCACGTCGGTGTCGTTGAGCCGCACGATGACGGACCCGGTAGGCGTGTCGGACAGGCCGATCGTCCACTCCAGGCGGGCGAACTCGTCCCGCGGGAAGCGCGCCGTGGACACGATCTCGGGAAGGCCAAGCTTCCCGCGCTCCACCGTCACGTAGTCGTTCCCGCCGCCGAGCTGGAGGCGGATCCCCGGGGACGGCGTCTCGCCGAACTCGTCCTCCAGCCAGCAGGTCGTGGACTCCACGTCCGTGAGGAACAGTCCGTCCGCATTGGCGTTGCCGGCGACGCGCGCCCACATCGTGACCCGCACGTACGCGCCGGCCCGGAACGTGTAGGGGTTCGTGGGCGAGTTCTCCGAGTAGATGTAGGACTTGGAGACCAGACCGAGCGGATGCCCCGGATCTGTCGGCACCGCAAAGCACTCCATCGCCTTCGCCCCGGCGTGGAAGCACGAGGTGGACACCTCGACGGTGTTTCCCACGTAGTTCGTCTCGTACCCCACCCAGCCGTTGTCGGCGAGGTCGTCGATGGTGTCGAAGTCCTCGAAGCCGTCCTCCAGCCAGACGTTTGCCGTGGGGGCGGGGCGCGTCAGCGTCGGCGCGCTGCGCCCGCGCGCGCCCCGCCCCCTCCACGGCTGCGTCAGGTGCAGCGGGTACTCCGGCGGGTCCTCCCAATAGCTCTCTGTGTCGCTCATCGCGCCCCCCCCCCTTGCCCTTACCCTAGCGCCAGCATCCCGAACTCGCCCGTCTTGACCCCAGCGTACCCGATCGCGGCAGCCATCACGCAGTCGTCGTGCAGCCCGTCGGGAGCCGAGTACCGGGGGACGCCGCTCTCGCGCTCCGTCCGCTCGTACGCTTGCAGCTCCCCGATCAGCGTCGGGTCCGGCACAATCGCCACCTGCCCCGACTCGATCGCCAGCGACAGGTCCTCGATCGCCGTCCACTTGCTCGCGCCCGTCGTCATGAACGGCGTGATCGGCAGTTCCGTGCGCTGGAGCTGCTCGATCAGGGGCTCCCCGATGCTGTTCCGCTCCGCAAGAATCCGCGTGGGGCGGAATCGGTCGTAGAGCGAGCGCAGCCGGGACACCTGGAAGGCGTAGTCGATCTCGCGCATCCGGTCGAGGTGGACGAGGTGCTCCAGGTCGAGGTCCCAGACGGCTATCACCGTGTAGTCGTTGGACTTGCCCCAGTCCACGCCGAACACGTAGGAGTGCCCGGGGACGGGTGCGTCCTGCCAGACGGCGGTTGCGGCATCCGCCACGCGGCGGAAAACCATCCCCGAGTCATCGAGGAACTCCGCGAGGTACTCCTGCCGCCAGATCCGGTCCGGGATTTCGCCGCGCTCGTACCGCAGCCGTTCGGCCGCCAGGATCTTGGCCGGGAGGGTCGGGTTGTCGAAGGTCGAGAACTGCCACGACGCCCAGTCGGTGGCGGCCGGGTCCTGCCCGCGGAGGTAGGCTCCCTGGAACCACGTCCGGCCCTTCGGCACGCCGCCGATGATCGCGTCCCCGCCGGCGTCGAGCAGCGTCGGCTGGAGCGACTCCTCCCACGCCTTGGCCGGCGTCGTCCCGGCCTCGTCCACCGCAATGCGGACCAGCCCCTCGCCTACCAGCTTGGTCGGATCGTCGGCCGTCTGGATCGTGACCTCGCCGCCGGAGGGCAGATAGACCGTCCGGTCAGTCTGGTTGATCCGCACCCCCGGCCACCCCTCTCGGATCTGGAGGCCGATGCGCTCCACGAAGCGCCAGCCCGGCTTGCTCACGCGGTAGTTCGGCCAGACCCACCACGTCCGGCCGCCGGTGTTGACCGCAGCCTCGTAGCACAGCGACCCCATGAGGACGGTCTTACCCCAGCGGCGGCCGCAGGCGAGGACCCGGAAGCGGGACTTGTCGGCGGCTACGATCCGCTGGCCGGCGTGCAGCGGCGGGAGCTGGATGTCTATCGACGGCACCCGCGGCGCTCCTCGTCGAGTGCGGCGATCTCGGCCGGCGTGAGGACGCGGGGCGGGGAGGACTCGTCCACCACGAGGTGGCCGTAGCGGATTCTACGGGTGGCCCACTGACGATCGGTCGGGTGCGGCTCCGTTTCGCCGCAGTAGGGCACCCGATACGGCACGCCCCAGCTCCACGACCAGGGGCGCAACGGGTCAGCCCAGCGTGCAGTGGACCGTGACGTCCACCGGCCCGCCGTCCTGGCCCTGGTGCTCCATCACGCGGCGGCCGTACTCCTGGACCTCCGCGCGCTCCAGCAGCCAGCCGGCAGCGCGCCAGTCCTCGGAAGCCGCGGCCTGGATCTGCGAGAGGCGGCCACGGACCCACTCGCCCCTCGCGCGTTCCACGCGGTCCACGAAGGCGTCGTAAGGGGACTCCCCGAGTTCGCCACGGTCGCGCCACCGGAGGAGGGTCATCGGGGAGATGCCGGCGGCCCAGGCGGAGTGCTTCCATCCCATCCCGCTGCCGCGCGCTGTCGCGATGGCGGCGGCCTGCTCCTCGGTGGGGACGGTGGGCGGGCGGCCGGTGGGTCGCTTGATCTTCTGCTTCGGCATCGTCCGCCCTCCCCGTCCACACCCCGCCACCGACCTTGCGCGAGGACATCAGAAATCGGTGAAGGTGTCAAGTCGTGGCCTGTGGGTCACTCAATGCGGCCGTAGGGGCGGAATCCGCGGC